GATATTGATACTCCTGGCGATAAAATTGTTTTTAGTGATTTAACAATTCGTTTTTTAGTTGATGAAGATCTTCAAAATTATATGGAAATACAAAATTGGATCCGTGGTCTTGGATTTCCAGATAGTTTAGATGAAATCTATGCTCTTCAAAGAGAACAAAAATATGTGGATACGTCCGATACAAAATTGATGAATATCTATTCTGATGGTACTTTACAGGTGTTGACAAGTAGTAATACACCAAATTTCAAATTAAAGTTTAAAGATTTGTGGCCTTATCAATTATCAGATCTTCAATTTGATGCTACCGATTCTGATGTTGAATATTTGACTTCGGAGGTCACTTTCAAGTATACTATCTATGATATCACAGATTTAAGTGGCAATAAATTATGAGTTTTGATCTTGATATGATTCAAAAGATGTGGGAAGAAGATTCCAAAATTGATATTGATAATCTACACACAGAATCTTTAAAAATTCCATCACTTCATGCAAAGTACTTTGAAATGTATAATAACATTGTACTTTTAAGAAAAAAAGCAGAACAGCAGAAAAGAAATATTCGTCACGAAAGATATGAATATTATTCTGGAAAAGCAGATCCAGACACCTATATTGAAGATCCTTTTCCCAAAAAAATTAGAGATAAGGATACAATGCAAAAATATCTTGATGCAGATGAAAAACTTTCTACAGTTTGTCTGAAGATTGATTATTATGATACAATGCTAAACTATATCGAAAGCATTCTTAAAGTTATTCAAAATCGAACATATCAAATTAAAAACTCTATAGAATTTATAAAATTTCAATCTGGATTAGGTTAATAAATATTTCTAGATGAATGGACTCATGTGAGAACAACAGATCTTGTTATATCCAAATCTAACGAAGTATTTCTCAAAGTTAATACTGATCCTCACATTGAGTACGAACTGAGAGATCATTTTAAGTTTGAAGTTCCAAATGCAAAATTTATGCCACAATATCGTGGTAGAAATTGGAATGGAGAAATACATTTATTTGATACAAGATCTAAACAAATCTACGTAGGGCTTCTGGATAAGATTGTAGATTTTTGCAATCAATATGGTTACACGTATAAGTTTGATGACAACAAATTCTATGGACTTCCATTTGAGATCAACGAAGGAATCTCATATGAAGGTGTCAAAGATTATATGAAGTCGATATGCTCACATACACCTAGGGATTATCAAATTGAGGGAGTATATGATGCCCTACGACATAATCGAAAGTTGCTGATAAGTCCCACTGCGTCAGGTAAATCGCTGATGATTTACGCGCTAGTGCGGTACTATATGGATAGGAATGAAAAAATTCTTGTAGTCGTTCCAACGACCAGTCTTGTAAGTCAACTATACGGGGATTTTCACGATTATGGGATGGATGTTGAGTCATGCTGTCATCAAATCTATGCTGGAAAAGAAAAAACAAGTGAATATCCTGTCACAATTACAACGTGTCAGTCAATTTATAAATTAGATAGTTCGTTCTTTGAGGATTACAATGTTGTGATTGGAGATGAAGCTCATCTCTTTAAAAGTAAGTCATTAATATCTATAATGACAAAACTACACCATGCTAAGTATCGGTTTGGTTTCACTGGTACTTTGGATGGAACACAAACTCACAAGTGGGTATTGGAAGGATTATTCGGTCCATCTTATAAGGTCACAAAAACTGAAGAGTTAATGAGACAGGGACATCTTTCTCAACTTAATATTCGCTGCTTGGTTCTCAAACATCCCCCACAAAAATTCGAGACTTATGAAGATGAGATTCAATATCTGATTTCTCATGAGCAAAGAAATAACTTCATTAAGAATCTTTCTTTAGATCTTAAAGGAAATACTCTTGTTCTCTTTGCAAGAGTTGAAGCTCATGGAGCGGTTCTTTTTGAAAAGATAAATAAGGATAAGCGAGATGACCGTAAGGTATTCTTCGTCCACGGTGGTGTTGATACAGAGGAAAGAGAGTTAGTCAGAGAAATCACTGAGAGAGAAGACAACGCAATCATTGTTGCCTCTTATGGAACTTTTTCTACTGGTATTAATATTAAAAGACTCCACAATGTTATCTTCGCTTCACCCAGTAAGTCGAGAATTAGAAATTTACAATCAATTGGAAGAGTACTTAGAAAGGGAAAAAATAAAACTGAAGCAGTGCTCTACGACATCTCTGACGATTGTACATATAAATCAAGAAAAAACTATACTTTAAATCATTTCATTGAAAGAATTAAGATCTACAATGAGGAAAACTTTAATTATGATATAATCACAATTCAATTAAAACAATGATAGAAGACGATTTTTATGCAACACTTAAATTAAAATCTGGAGAAGAAATCTTCGCTAAGGTCGCAGCTACCGAAGAGGATGATCGTACTTTACTGTTGGTTTCAAATCCAATCATTGTTTCCGAACTCAAAGGAAGAATGGGAACAATGGGATATAAACTAGAACCATGGCTCAAAACAACCACTGAAGACATGTTCATTCTGAACATGGATGACATCCTTACAATGAGTGAATCTTCTGATATGGAAATGATCTATCTGTATCAATCTTATGTGAGACAAGCAGACAAATCAAAGAATAAGCAGACCAAACTCAATAAAGAGATGGGTTATATCTCCAGTGTTGATGATGCTAAAGAAATCTTGGAGAAGCTCTTTAAAGATAGCTAAATCTCCCATTCAACCCGGACAAAGGTATTCTACACATATTTTAGTTACTTGTCAAGCATTTGTAAAAGTGCTATAATTCATACATATTATGAGTTAACTTAATGATAACTACAGCAATTATGACCAAAAGAAAAAGGTCAGAACATTACGTTAATAACAAAGAGTTTCTTGCGGCTCTAATTAAGTATCGTGAAGATGTTGAGATTGCAAAAATTCAAGGCAAACCAAAACCAAGGATTACAAATTATCTTGGAGAATGTTTCCTGAAGATTGCCACACACTTATCATACAAACCGAATTTTGTGAACTATATGTTCAAAGACGATATGATCTGTGATGGCATTGAAAATTGTGTACAGTATATTCACAATTTTAATCCCGAAAAGTCACAGAATCCTTTCGCATATTTTACTCAGATTATTCACTACGCATTTCTGAGACGTATTCAAAAGGAAAAGAAACAACTGGAAATCAAGAACAAAATTCTGGAAAGCAGTGGCTTTGATGAAGTGTTTGAAGATGGTGGTGTTGACGGATCCAATTACTCCGACTATAATAGCATTAAGGATGCAGTTTATTCTAAACTCAGATACTGAATGAAAGTAGCAATCATTACTGACCAGCATTTTGGGGCAAGGAAAAACTCTAAACTTTTTCACGATTATTTTCTAAAGTTCTATAATGAAGTATTTTTCCCGACCTTGCAAAGGGAGGGAATCACTACGGTTGTAGACATGGGAGATACTTTTGATAGTCGCAAAGGTATTGACTTTTCTGCTCTTGCGTGGGCTAAAGATAATTACTATGATCATCTTGCTTCTCTTGGATGTCAAGTACATACCATTGTAGGTAATCATACAACTTACTACAAAAATACCAACAACGTTAATTCTGTAGATCTTCTTTTGCGTGAGTATGATAACGTAAAAGTTTATTCAGAAGCAACTGAAGTTTTGTTAGATAAACTCAAGGTTCTTTTTATTCCTTGGATTAATCAAGAGAATGAAAAGCAGACTTTGAAGAGTATTCAGAAAAGTAAATCGAGTGTTATCATGGGACACCTTGAGCTTCAGGGATTCCGAGTTAACAATCAGATGGTGATGGAGCATGGATTAGACAGTAAAGTATTTGAAAAATTTAAGTTAGTTTACTCCGGACACTATCACACTCGTTCCACTGACGGAAAAGTTTATTATCTTGGCAATCCTTATGAGCTTTACTGGAATGATGTAAATGATCCACGAGGATTCCATATCTTCGATACTGAAACTTTGGAACATACTGCAGTAGATAATCCATACAGAATGTTTCATAACATCTACTATGAAGACACTTCATATCAAACTTTTGACACCAGACCTTTTGAAGAAAAAATTGTTAAAGTGATTGTTCGTAAAAAAACTGATACTAAAAAGTTTGAACAGTTTATCGATAAACTCTATTCTTCAAATGTTGCAGAACTTAAAATTGTAGAAAACTTCGATTTTACTGGATGGTATGATAAAGATGATTCTACATTTGAATCTGAAGATACTCTTTCTATCTTAAATAGATATGTTGAAGAGTCTGAGGTTGATTTAAACAAATCGACACTACAAAAACTACTTCAAGAAATTTATCAAGAAGCATGTGAGTTAGTGTAATGTTCATCATCGCCAAAGAAGGTAAAGAACACGAAGGGGCTTATTCAGTTGTAGATGAAGACGGGGATTCGATTCTTTATCTTTTTGAAGAAGAGGATGATGCGTGTAGATTTGCTATGATGCTTGAAGAACAAGAATTTCCAGAGATGCACGTAATTGAAGTAGAAGATGATATAATTATCAAGACTTGTGAAATACAGAATTGTAGATATACTTTGATCACTCCAAACGACATTGTGATTCCACCACCAAACCATGATTTTATTTGAGACGATTCGCTGGAAAAATTTTCTTTCGACTGGCAATCAATTTACTGAAGTTAATTTTCAAGAACACAACACAACATTGATTGTGGGAACAAATGGTGCGGGTAAGTCAACCATTCTGGATGCTCT